CCGCTCGATCACTGACCCCTGGCAATGGCGCCCCGACTCGGCGACCGCAGCCCTCGCCATTCGGCGCCGGGTAGAAACGCCCGCCGGGATCGCGCCCACCCTGACCCGACGCGATGGACTCGGCCGAAGCGCCGTCGGCTCCGACCTCAAAGCGTTGGCCAGCCTCACCGGCCCCGGCGCCGCCCCCATGCGGTCCGAAACGGCCGTCACCACCGCCAGCTACCAGACCCGCAAGTATCGCTTGGAAGAGCTGATACCGGACGAGGTCGCCCAGGCATCGAACCAGGTCATGCTCGACGCCATCGCCGCCGCGGCCCGGCGCCTGCAGGCCCACCTCCTGCGCGACCTCGACCACCTGCTCATCAGGCAACTGCTCACGAAGAGCCTATGGCCCGTCGCAGGCGTCGCCACGCTGACCACCGGCGCCAGTGGCACATCCTGGGCAAGCCACGCCAGCGCCAACAGCGACCCCCTCGGCAACATCCGCGCTGCCCGAGCTTACATCGCGCTGACCACCGGCAGGCCCGCGACTCACATCGCCATGACCGCCGACGTGCTCGACTACCTCGCTGACCATCCGGCGATCGGCGGGGCCCTAAAGTACACGGACCCCGGCGCGATCATCAAAGAAGGCCCCGGCGCGGTGAAGGGCCTAACGCTGGTGCCGATCACGACCGCCTACGACTCGACGCCCGCAGCCGACGACCCGACGCCCGCCTGGATGTTCAAAGACCAGACATCGAGCCTGAGTTGCGCCATCGTCTACGCAGCGTCGGACGACTTCAAACCCGTTACCTACTTCGACGGCATCGGGCCCACCTCGGGGCGCCACGCCGTCGCGTACCGCGTCTACCGGGACGAGCCGGCCGGCGCCTACATCGTCGACGCCGAGACGCAGGCCGACATGCAACTCACCGCGACCGACGCGACGGGCGACGTCCTTGGCGCCTACGCCATCTGGTCCGCAATCGTCTAAGGAGCCCCACCCATGCGCCAAATCCAAACCGACACCTTCACCCTCGAAGCGGCCAGCCAGCTAACCGAAGGCCACGTAGCAGGCATCAACGCCAACACCGGCCTAGCCGAGGCCTGCGCGACCGAAGGCGCCCTCGCCGTCGGTGTGATCCTCGCAAGCCAAGACCAGGCACCCTACGAGACCACGATCTTGGCCGCCGGCCCCGTCGTCGACCTCATCAGCGACGGCGCCGGCGCACTGGCGCCCGGCGACCCGCTCACCGTGGGCGCCACCGCCGGCCAAATCAAGAAGCGCACCCCCGCCGACGGCAACACGCGCCGAACCACCGTGGCCATCTGCCTCGCGACGGTGGCGGCCACCCAAGGCCTGCCCGTCCGCGCGATGCTGACGCGGTACGACTACGTCGGAGCCTAAGCGATGCCCAGGCCACCCACCGCAACACCCCGAGCAGTCACTATCGTCTCCGGCTCAGTCACCGCCGCGGCTTCGGCCGCTTTCCTCGAGCTCATACCCGTCACCCGGGCAGTCCGACTCCTCCGCGTTCTACTCCTCAACGCCACGGCCACCGGCGAGGCAATCCTAGAACGCTGCACCAGCCCCTACACCGGAGGCACCAGCAGCGCAGCCACCGTCACGCCAGGCGACACCACCCAGCCCACGCCCACCCTCACAGGCAAGGTCTACACCGCGACCCCGACCGGTGGCGGCGCCAGCCCTGCCCAGCTAGCCGACCTAACGACCGGCACCGCCGACCGCCTGCCGGCCCTCGATGACTCGCGCCTGGCCGTGGTAATCCAACCAGGCCAAATCTTGAGCATTCGGAACGGCATCGCCTCACCACACGTCTACCGCTTCCAACTCGTCGTCGAGGAACTCTGACAGTGCCCGACCCGTGGCGGCCCGCACCTCTTCGGGGCCCTTGGACCCCGGCCCAGGCCGCCACGGCTGAGGCAATCGCAGCCCATCCCCGAGTCGTCGTCACCTCCGGCAACGGCCTCGGCAAAACGCACCTACTCGCGGACCTCGCGGCCCACTATTCCCGCCACTTCCCAAAGTCGACCGTGCTGATAACGGCACCGACCCGCCACCAGCTTCGCGGCATCCTCTGGCCCGCGATCAAGTCCGCACTACGCGCCACGGGCGCCATTGATGACTCCTATATCCGCAACGACTTCCACGTCGCCGATCGGCACATCAAAACCATCGCGACCAACGCCCCGGAACGCCTGCAAGGCACCCATGCGGAACACCTGCTCATAATCGCGGACGAAGCCAGCGGCCTCGACACCGATCTACTGGCGGCCCTGCACGGCTGCGCCGTCGGTGACCAGAACCGCATCCTTCTGCTTGGCAACCCCAACAGCACCGACGGCGCGCTCTACGCCGCCTGGGCGATGCCGACATACCACCGCCTCACCCTCAGCGCCCTCGATCACCCCAACGTCGTAGCCCGCGCCGACGAGATACCCGGCGCCGTCACGTGGTCGAGCATCCGCCAGATGTTGCGCGACTGGACACGCGAGCAGGCCCAGCCCACCACCGACAGCTTCCCCTTGCCGGTCGACCACGCCGAAATCGCCCCGGCAACCGACAACCTCGACCAGCCCCGGCACTGGTTACCCTCCGACGAGTTCCGAGTCAGAGTCCTCGGTCAATGGCCCAGCGCGCCGGCGGGTAGTCTGTTCCGGTCCGACGACCTCGCAGCCTGCACCGGCCTGCCACTCCAGCCGGACGCCGCCGATCGCCACGCATCGGCTGACATAGCGCGACTCGGTGGAGACCGCACCGTCTACGCCGTCCGCGATGGCGCCACGGTAACGCGCCTCGAAATCCTGCCCGCCGACACAATCCCAGGCACCGCCAACCGCCTCCAAACCCTCCTACTGCGCGACCGCCCAGCAACCCTCACGGTGGACGCAGCAGGCCTAGGCGTCGGGGTATCCGACCTCCTGCAGGCTTCGGCGCCATGCGCCGTCCGTGCCTTCACCGGCGCCGACCGGCCCACCAGTCCGGCGGACGCCGCCCGCTACAGCAACCGCCGCGCCATGGCATACGCCCGCCTCGCAATCCTCACGACGAACAAGGCCATTAGCCTGCCCGTATCGCCGGACCTATCCGAAGAGCTCCAGCTTATCCGCACCTCCCACGACGACCAGCACAGGCTAACCCTCGGCTCGAAAGAACACACCCGCGCAGCCCTGGGACGCTCTACGGACCTCGCCGACGCACTGTCGATGCTATTCGATGTCGGCATTCCGACCGCCGCCCAGCCCGCACCACCACCCCCGCGCAGGAGACGCCCGCAATGGTGACGCCCTCAATACCGCTCGACCCGTACGCGCGCAAATCCGGCACAGAGCCCCCAATCTGGCCCGACGCACGTATCACGGAGCTCGATTCCCTCCTCCAAGACGCCGCCATAGGCGCAGCCCTCGAAGAGCTCACCGAGCTCACCCTTGCAGGCGAATGGCGCCTATCCTGCGCCCCCGCAGCCCCCGACCTCCTGATCGAGCTCGACGACGCAGGCCTGCGCCAATGGGCCCGATACGCCCTGACCGCCCTCGGTCGCGGCCTTGCGGTCCAGCAGGCGCGCTGGGCGCCCACCCGCCGCGGCCTGCGGCCCACCGCATACGAAGCGATAGACCCCGACCGCATCAGGCTCCACATCGACGCGTACGGCTCACTAGTCGGCGCCAGCGTCGACGACCGCCCCGCGCTGGCAGCGCCCGCCCTGCTCATACACCGACACCAACCCGACGCATTGCACCCGGCCGGCCGGACCCGCATCAGCCGGGCGTACCGGGCGTACTTGGCCCGTACCGACCTCATCACCACCTGGGGGACGCTCATCGCCCGCAACGGCGGACCCGCCATGCTCCTCCGCTACCCCGCAGCGACACCCGGCGCCACCCTCGCTGCGTACCGCGCTGAGCTTGAGGCCGCGACCGTGACGGGCGGCGTGATGCTACCGGACACCGTCGAGGCCACTCCGGTGGCACCCAGCTACGCGACAACGCTAAGCGTAGGCGAAGCGTTGGCCTACATGGACGCTCAGATCAGACACGCGATCACCCTGCGCTGGAGCCGAGGCACACTGCTAGGGCGTGACACCGCCTACAACTCGGAGGCCGAGGCCCGCGCGGAGCCACACCGGGCACTCATTGACGCCCTGCGACGCGAGCTTGCAGACACGATCACGCGAGACCTCTTGATGCCACTCCACCGAGCCAACCACGGACCCGACGCCACCGCCAGGCTTGACCTCGCACCGGCGCCAGACGTGGTAACGCAGCCCGCACGGACGCCCACGAGCGAGGCCGAGCGATGACACCGTATGACCCCACGACGGCAATAGGCCGGGTCCGTTGGCTTTCCGGCACGACCACGACGGACCCGCCCACGGATGACACGATCCAAGCAGCGTTAGACGCGACCGACACAGAGCCGGAGGCCGCAGCCTGGATACTCGCGGGCATGGCCGCAGCAGCGGCCCACGTGGCGACCGCGAACTACACCGACTCGGACGCGCGGACCGTGCCCTACGCACTGACGACCGCAGCCAGATGCGTCCGTGAGCTACCCGGCACCGCCGCACCGACGACGCCACCGGCAGCGCCCGAACTCCCGGCCGAGTGGTAACCCGGTCGACCGGCGCCCGGACCGGGCGAGCCTGCGCCTGCCCTGGGTGGCACCGATCGACTACCGACGCCGCGCCCGCCAGCTCGTCGACGATGCCACCGCCCGCCTGGCACCGGCCGCGCGATCCGACTGCGCCAGCCGCAGCCCGTCGAGCTCCCCTGGGTGGCACCGGTCGCCTTCCGACGCCGCGCGCGCCAGCTCGTCGACGATGCGCGCCGCCCGCCGGGCACCGGCCGCGCGATCCGACTGCGCCAGCCGCAGCCCGTCGAGCTCCCCTGGGTGGCACCGGTCGCCTCCCGGCGCCGCGCGCGATGGCCTGATTCCGCGACTGATACCGCCCTGCGCCCGCAAGTCCTACGGCCCCTGGCACGCCCGGAGGCGTGCCTAGGCTTCGCCCCGCGTCAGCGCCAGCCTCGTGGGGGCCACCGGGGCACCCGCTGATTCGGCTTCGCCGACACAGCGGGCACCCCTGCGCTCTGCCGGCTTTTTGCCCCCCTGGCGCGCGCGAGGTCTCAGGCCCGCCATTGCATACCGGCCTGGGTAGGCCGGTATATGGCGGGCCATCTTATGATCAACGTCCCGGGGGCAACAGCCGGCAGAGGACCGGCCAAGTCGCGGAGGGCGCTGCCCCCGCACCCCCGGCAGGGCGCAGCCCTGCACCCAGCAGGGCGAGAGCGACCGGCCCGGCAAAAGCCACCGGGCCAATCGCTCTCGCCCTAGGCGCCTATCACACCGGCATCCGGGCATAGTGCGGCCGGTACCACCGGTGGCACACGCCCGCCATCTGTGCGGCCCGCAGCCACCTCCGGCCCGGCCGACCCCAGCCAGTCGGGCTCCAGCGCGGCCCTGCTGGCGGCCGGTCCGGGCCACCGTCGGCGCTGCTGGTGCCGTGCGGATGGCTTGCTGGGACCGGCGCCGCCTGCCTCTCCGTGCGGCCCGCGCGGTCTGCGCTTCGCTTGCCGGCGGCCCGCTGGCCTTGCGGTCGCCTGCGGCGGGCATCTTACACCGGCCACGGCACCGGCACCGGCAACGGCCACGGCACCGGCCACGGCACCGGCAACGGCCACGGCACCGGCCACGGCAACGACGCGGAGGGCGCTGCCCCCGCACCCCCGGCAGGGCAGCGCCCTGCACCCGCGCGCGCCGCCGTTCGCGCGGCCGGTCCGGCTGGCCGCGCGCCCACCGTCGCCTGCCACCGCGTGCCCAGCTCCTCTGCTCCAACCCTTCCGCAACGCCTGCGCGCCACACCGCCACCCTTCCGCAACGCCCCGCCCTCACGGCCCGGCCCCGCTGGGCGCTCGCCCGGCCCATCCCCAACCGATCCGCAACGCCTCGCGCACCTCCAGCCCACGCCGGCGCCGCGCCCTAGCCTTGTCTCTTCTCCTCTTCTCTCAAGCTCACACTCACTCAAGTCCTAGACCATGCACTAGTACTCACGCGCGCTGCGCGCGCACGGGACAAACGTCTACCTCTCTGGGACCAACGTCTACCTCTTCCGCCCGGCTTGCGCCGACACCGGCCCACGCCTGCGGCCACGGCAACGGCAACGGCCCCTCGAAGAGAAAAGGCCCTCGCGCCGGCCCGACGCCCTCCCGCGTTCAGCCGTGCGACGCGCCAGCCCTACGGCAACGGCCCCCCGAAGAGAAAAGGCCCTCGCGCCAGCCTGTCGCGCTTCGGCGGTCAGCCGTGCGGCGCGCAACGCCGCCACCAACGGCAACGCCTGCGCGTCAACTCCACGGTAGGGCGACCCCTTGTAACCGTCAACGCGCGCCCCGTTCGCAACGTCCGATAATCCCGCTTATGTGTAATCAAGTCAACCCCCCTCCGGGTTGACATTCGTCCTCGCCACGGGGTATACAATGGTCCCGGCCCACGAACCACCGGGAGAAAGGACCGCCCGCCTTGATGTATTACACTCTCGCCGAGGCCGCCCGCATCGCCAACGTGACCCGCCAGCGAATCCACACCCTGCAGCGCAAGGGAGTCCTCGGGACCGTCCGACTCACCCCACTCGGGCGCCCCTACGTGCCGGAGATCAGCCTGCGCCAGTGGCTCCGCGCCCGCGACGCCCACAAGGAGAGCCGCCCGTGACACGCCCAGCCGACTTCGACGCCCGACTCGACCGACTCGCCGGCGGCGCCACGCGCCAGGCCAACCAATCCGCACACGCTGCCCTTACAGACGGCTGGCTGGAAGATGACGCCCTGCCGCCCGACCAATGGGTATGGCTCCACGTGCCGCCTTCGAGCTCCATGCCCGTTACCATCCTCTGTGAACGGCCAACGAGCTACCGCGCGCACTACTGCGACTCCAACATGCACCCCTGCCGCGGCTTCCAGAGTTGCGAGCTCTGCGCCCGAGGAATCGGCGCCCAGCGCCGAACCGTGCTCTGTGTGTACGACCTCCGCCTCCGAGCCCTCGGCCTGCTGGAGCTCGGCGACCTGCCTAGCCAGGCCCTACGCGCCTACAGCGAGGCCAAAGGCATGCTACGCGGCCTCACAATCGCACTCTCCCGCGAGGGCCAACGCCCACGCGGCCGCATCCTCGTTTTGGCCCCCGATACCAACCACCCCACGCCGCCCGACCCGCTACCGCAATCTATCGACGTAGCCGCCGCCCTCAAAGCCACCTGGGCGCGCACAGCCCGCCAGAGGCCCCCGCAATGAGCACCCACACCACCTCCGCCGTGCTGGACCGTCACGTCGACGTGTCGACCGGCACCGAGTACAAGCTCATCTACACCTTCGGCGGCACCCTCGGAATCTGGATCAAAGCACCCGGCGAGCCAGACTTCCACCCACTGCGCCTGCTCCACAACGACACCGGACGCCTTCCGGAAATCCTCGACGCCTGGCTCGTGATCACCCATGAGTAACCCCGCCACGCCCTGTTACCGGTTCGTCCGAGTCCTCGATGTCAGCGTAGGCGACCACGCGTACCCGGCCGTCCTGTACCGCCACAGCCACACCCACCTGTTCTACGTCCTCCCGCTCACGCTTGCCCATGCCGGCCCGCCCGCACCAACCTGCCCCGGTAAGCCGCTGCTGCGGGCGTACCGCGCCAGCGAGACATATTTCCGCCGAATCCACTGCTTCCTTCAGCGGCTTCCCCGGCGCCCCACCTAGGCCGGGCAGCAGCCCAGCCGCAACACGGACCCACGGCGATCGCCGTGGGTCTGTTGCGTTTGCGGGGTACGCTAACCGCAAGGAGGCCACATGAACCTAACGGTAGACGGCGGGCAAACCCTCGCAATCGCCTTCCAAGCAGCCGCAGTCCTCTTGATGTCCGTATCCGTCGGTATCCTGACCAAGGCCGCCACCCTCATGCAGGCAGCTACGGACGCACACCACGCCCTACAGGCGGCCGTCGAGGCCCTGCGCGACATCCTCCACGACCTCCGCGCCGAGGCCGACACGCACACCGATCCATGAACCCGTCAGCACCGCACCCCGGTACGCGCCGCTTCCCCCGAGTGCTCATACACCTCGGAAACACCTATTTCAGCTTGCCCGTTCTTGCCCGCCGTTGGCACGTAACCCGCCAAGCAGCCAGCCAATGGGCCAAGCGGCACCCCGAACACGCAATCCGACACGGACGGCACACCTACGCCCGAGACCTCCGCACATAGGAGCAACTATGGACCTCAGAGCCACCCTGCGCGACCTCTTCGCGGCAAACCCCGACACCACAGCCGACGACTTGCGCGCCATGCTCGACGATGCACGGGCCGAGGCCGCGATCCAGAAGTACCAGGTCGACGGCCTGCTACCCGCCGATCAAGCCACCCTCGACGCCGCCAAAGCCATCAGGACCACGCACCCCGACGCGCTGGACATCCTGCTACGTGCACAGCGGCCCGTACCCACCGCCAGCACAGCCGCAGCCACCGCAGCCCTGACCACCGATCCGATCCAGACCCAGGCCGACGCCCTCGGAATTCCCTACCACGAGGCCGCAGCCGGAGGCAACCAGCCGTGAACCTCAACACCCTGCAGCTTCAGCGAGCTATCCGCTCGATCACTGACCCCTGGCAATGGCGCCCCGACTCGGCGACCGCAGCCCTCGCCATTCGGCGCCGGGTAGAAACGCCCGCCGGGATCGCGCCCACCCTGACCCGACGCGATGGACTCGG